AGCCTTTTGGTATGGATTTCATTGAGACACTACAAAGTGTCGAGGTGCTTGATTCAGACCCTTTAGCTTAAAGCGCGATCTTCCATTCACCTATCTAATCGCTAGGCTAAGCATTAGATTGGGAATCGCGCCACAACAGTTACTAGATTTAGATAAGACCATGTTAGATGCTCTAGTTCAAGGTCTAAAAGATGAAGCAAAGGAGGCCAGCGATGCGAGTAAAAGTAGAAGGCGTTAAACAAACACGCAAGGCCATCCGACAGTTTGCCCCAGACCTCAACAAAGAATTAAATCAAGAACTTAGAATTGCTCTAGCTCCTATTGCTAAAAAGGCTAAGGGTTTTGTGCCTTCTGATTCTCCTATGTCTGGTTGGGCTGGTCGTTCATTTTCAGAAGCCAAGTTTCCTATGTTCAATGCTAGAACTATTCGCTCTGGCATTGGCTTTACTACTAAGCAGGGCAGAACTACTAGATCAGGCTTTACTTCTAACGCCACTATTTACAATAAGTCTGTTGCAGGAGCAATCTATGAAACAGCAGGCCGAGCCAATAATGGAGAAGGCCAACCTTGGGTAGGCCCTAAAGCAGGCGGAGCTTCGAAGAAGGTCAGTCGTTCTGTCAATCCTAATGCAGGTACAAAGTTTATTGAAAATCTTGGCCCATTGACTAGCAGCTTAAAGGGTCGTGGTCGCTTAATTTTCAAAGCGTGGGCACAAGATCAAGGTAAGGCTTATGGCGCAGCGATTAAAGCCATTGACAAAGCAGAGCGCAAGTTTTATGACAGATCTAAAACTTCTACATTTAGTAAGGCTGCCTAATGGCTATAGATATTAACATTGGCTCGAAACTTGACGGCAAAGGTTTTAAGCAAGCTGACACGGCAATTACAAAGTTAAACAAAGGCACAAAAAACCTTGCTCGCAACTTCGGTCTAGCACTAGGCACTGCTGCCATTCTTTCATTTGGCAAAGCATCTGTTAAGGCTTTTGCAGAAGATGACAAAGCAGCAGCGGCATTAGGTACAACTCTTAAAAACCTCAACCTTGCTTATGGCTCAAACATTGGCACAGTCAATGGTTTTATCTCACGCTTAGAATTACAAACAGGCGTTTTAGATGATGAGCTTCGTCCAGCAATGGATCGTTTGCTTCGTGCCACCGGTGATGTAACAAAGTCACAGGAATTGCTAGGACTTGCATTAGATATTGCAGCAGGCACAGGTAAGTCTCTCACTCAGGTTTCACAAAGTCTCCAAAAGGCATATCTAGGACAGAATCAAGCACTTGGTCGTTTAGGCGTAGGATTATCAAAAGCTGAATTAACATCATCATCATTTGAGGAAATCCAGCAACGCTTATCCGTATTGTTTGCAGGTCAAGCAACAGCAGCTGCTGACACTTATGCTGGTTCATTAAACAGACTAGCCGTTGCTGGCAATAACGCCAAGGAAACTATCGGTAAGGGTCTTGTCGATGCATTGACAGTGGCATCCAATTCAACTTCGACAGATGATTTAATCAAGAAGATAGATGCAGCTTCTGCCTCTATTGCTAACTTCTTACGCGAAACAGGCAAGTTTATTGCCATCACTAAATCTATTTTTAAGTTCGAATTGTTTGCTACTGACCCTACTGCTTTTAAGGGCATGGGTAACATCTCAACAAGCAAGTCCTCACAGGACACACAGAAGGCGGATGCCGCTGCTAAAAAGGCAGCAGCAGCTCAGATTAAAGCCACAAACACTTTGACCAAATCCGCAAAAGAAAACTTAAAACTTACAAAGGCCAAGGCTATTTTTGATCTACAGAAGATCCAGATCGAAGCAGCTCTAAAGGGCAAGATCTCAGAAGAAGAACGCATCCGCTTGAAGTTAATGCAGGCTATTGAAGATGAGAACATCAGCCAGATCGAAAAATACACCAAAATACTTGACGATGCTCAAAAGAATACAGAAAAGTTAGTCAACACCCTAAAGGGTATCCAGCCTCTTGATGACATCTTCAAAAATTGGAACTTCATGGGAGTCAAGGAGCAACTTGCATCCTTGCAGTCTTACTTTACTGGTTTTGCTGGATCAGCTGCTTCTGCTTTCAATGCTCTTAATCAACAGCAACAAGCAGCACTAGGTGGTTATAAGCCTTTTGTAGGTGCATCTATACCATCCGTCTCTGCAACTAACCCATCTATGCCTTCTAGTGTAGGACTTGGAACTAGCGGAACAGGTAATCAATTACCTAACGGAGTTACCATAAATGTCAATACTGGTATAGGTGATCCTAATGCTATTGCTGAGGCTATTGACAATGTTCTTACAGAAGCAGTTAGCCGAGGCACTTTGAGAGGTTTCATGATCGCATGACATGGCTTCCAGAATGGCGAATTACAGTAGGTGATGATGTCTATACGACTGTCACCTCTGTTTCTTTTGCATCTGGTCGCTTAGACATCGATCGACAAGCAACAGCAGGTTACTGCCAAGTAGAGATTATCAATACGACTGGCGCAGATTTCACAATCAATGTAACAGAGCCAGTCACCTTAGAACTAAAGAATGGCAGTGGCACTTATGTCACTGTATTTGGTGGAGAAGTATCAGACTTTAACATTGGAGTCAGAAGCCCTGAGGAGACTGGCTACATCACTACTGGAACAATCTTAGGCATTGGCTCACTGGCTAAACTTACAAAGGTTGTCTATAACACAGCACTTGCAGAAGGTTTAGATGGCGCACAGATTGCAGCCATTCTAGGTTCTGCCCTTAACCTGACATGGGCTGAGGTAACTCCAACAGTTACATGGGCAACCTATCCAGCAGATGTCACATGGGATAACGCTGAGTCTTACATCGGCACTATCGACTCTGGCTTTTACACAATGATCGCACTTGCAGCTAGTGCCTCTGCCAAGTCTCAGACGCTTGCAGATCAAATTGCTACTAGCGCATTAGGCCAAATTTTCGAGACAAAAAGTGGAGATGTTTCCTATGACGATGCAGACCACAGATCTAACTATCTTGCAGCAAATGGCTTTACTAACCTCGATGGCTCGTATGCAACACCTGTCTCTATCAAGTCCACAACTCAGACTGCTCGCATCCGTAACAGCCTTATCTATCGCTACTCCACAGGATACGGCAGCACCTACAGTACCTCTGACAGCGACTCTATAGCCGCTTACGGCCTCTTTGAGCGTTCGTTTGACTCTAACATCAAGAACCTTGCAGACATCACTGACATTGCCTCACGCGAGTTGAACCTACGCAAAAACCCTAGAGGATCACTAGGAGCCATTACCTTTAGACTTGACAATCCAGACATCCCTACAGCCATGCTTGACAGTCTTATCGGGGTTTTCTTTGGTCAGCCAGTAGTTATCCAGAACCTACCAAGCAACTTATTCGGTGGTTCATTCGATGGCTTTGTCGAAAATGTAGCCTTACGCGCTACTCCTAGCCTTACTGAGATTACTCTTTTCATCTCAGCTACAGACTTCTCACTTAGCACTACTCAGTGGGAAACAGTATTGCCAGCCTCACTAATCTGGACTGGCGTAAATGCTACACTTACATGGACAAATGCGACAGGAGCACTAACCTAAATGGCAACTACAACTACAAACTTTGGTTTTGACATTCCACAGTCAAGCGACCTAGTTAAAAATGGCGCGACCGCTATTGCAGAACTTGGTCAGGACATTGATACTAAGTTTGCTGGGCTTTCTGTCAATGCACAAACTGGCACTACTTACACAGCAGTTAAGGCAGACGGTCTTAATCAGATTGTCACAATGGACAATGCCGCAGCTAACATTTTTAGCATCCCAACAGATGCAACCTATAACTTTCCTATTGGTACAACTTTGATTATCTATCAAAAGGGTGCAGGAATTACTACTATTCAAGCTGTCACATCTGGCACTACAACTGTAGTCAGTGCAGGAGCAGTTTTGGCAGCTCCAGTATTGGCTAGATACAAGTCTGCTGCTGCAATCAAGTTAGCTGCTAACTCTTGGACTGTTGTGGGTGGAATTGCATAATGTTAAACTCTTTATTGGGCATTATTGCATCTAGTGGTGGTGGTGCTCCCTTATCTACTAACTTAGATCTACTTATCATTGCTGGCGGTGGTGGTGGCGGTGGTGCAACTAATGGATCAATCGGTGGTGGTGGCGGAGCAGGTGGTTTTATTTACTTAACAAATCAAGCTAGTAGTGTCACTGCATACACAATAGTAGTTGGAGCAGGCGGTGCAAAAGGTCTAAGCGTAGGTGGTGGCGGTACTGCAACAAGTGGCACTCAAGGTACTAACTCATCATTCGGTGTATTAACTGCTGCTGTAGGTGGAGGACTTGGTGGTTCCGCCGATGGTGCAGGAACAGGTAATTCAGGTGGTAATGGCGGTTCAGGTGGTGGAGCAGGTTTCTCAAACCTTACAACTACGGTCGGTGGAACAGGTACATCTGGTCAGGGTAATAACGGTGGTAATGAAGGTTCTGGCGGTGGTGGCTCAGGTGGCGGTGGTGCAGGTAGTGCAGGCAGCAACCCAAGTGCAGGAGCAGGTTCAGCGAACTCAATTACGGGATCATCTGTTACTTACGCAGCAGGTGGATCAGGTGCAGGTGCTAACGGAAATGGCGTACCTGCAACCGATCCAGTAGCTAATCGTGGAATTGGTGGAGACTCAGGTTTTAATTCAGACGGCGCAAACGGTGGTTCAGGTGTTGTAATTGTGCGCTATTTAACTGGCGCAATAACAGCAACAGGTGGCAGCACATCTACCTCAGGCTCATACACAATTCATACTTTCAATTCTAGTGGAACATTTACGAGGTCGGCATAATGGCATACTGGACTCAGTTAGATAACGACAATAAAGTTTTGAGAGTAACTATTGGTAACGATGATGAACCTGACAAAGGTTACTCATGGCTTATCAATAATCTTGGTGGTCGCTGGGTTGAAACTACCCTAGATAACTATGCTGGTATTGGTTGGACTTATGTTGAGGGGCTTGGCTTTTATTCGCCTAAGCCTCACGAGTCTTGGGTTCTCAATGGCTTGACTTGGCAAGCACCAAAGGCTAAGCCAGAAGGTGATTACTACTGGTCAGAAGATTTATTAGAATGGGTAGCAATTGAAACCCAAACTATCTAAAGCTGCATCACAGTTACGCGAGCAGATCGATGACTCATTCCCAGATCGTGACCGCACATCGGATGGTTGGATCGGTGATACCAGACACGCTGCTCGCAAGTCTGATCATAATCCAGATGGGCAAGGTTGGGTTCGTGCCATCGACATTGATCGTGACTTATTCAAGGGATCAAAGCCAGACATTATGGGCGATCTTGCAGATCAGCTTCGTGCCTTATCAAAGTCAAAAGCAGACACTCGTATTTCTTACATCATCTTTGACGGACACATCTGCTCCAAGATCCTTAGCTGGAAGTGGCGCAAATACACAGGGGCTAACAAACATGTTAAGCACTGCCATGTCAGTTTTAAGAAAGAAGCTGATAATGACGGGGCTTTTTTTCAAGTATCTATGTTAGGCGGAGAATAATGAACATGAAGCATCCAGTAGTTAT